ACACGGACCATACACTCACCGATTGGGTTTGGTGTACGTGCAAGGACTAGGTTCTTACGGTCTGGTAGGTAGATAAGGTCCTGATCCTTGTCGTGGTAGCGAACCATTGAAAGGTAAGGTGAACCTGGCTGGTACTGGTTCTTGTTGAGGATCTGATCTGCAAACTCTGGGTACATTGAAGCCAAGGTCTGGCCATCCATACCCACGATTTGGGTCAAAGATAGGCAGCGACCAAAGCGGTCAATCTCAGGATAAGCACCAAATGGGTTAATCAAGTTAATGATTGGGTTCTTATCTTCGTAATCTAGCTCTACACGTGCAATCAACTGGCCGTATGTGTTGTACCAGTCAGCACCTGTATACATCTGGGTACCGAGTTCTGAGCGATCTACGTAGTAGTTAGCGATACGAGAGCGTGTATCTGCAAACTTACGTGCTGCATCAGAGACTGTATTGGAGGCATTGCAGTTAAATGAGGGTAGCGGTGACATAGACTCGGCTAAATCACGTGCTGCTACGTCAATGATGTTAGCAACGAGTGGCTTTGAGTAGTCCTCGCTGAACATCGCAGGGTAGACCTTGGAGATGTCTCCCTGACGTACCGAAAGAACGTCACGCATACGAGCATCACGCTGGGCGTAGATGGTCTGTAAGCGCGATACTTTCGCATTTACCTCTTTAACATTAAGCATTGTAATCCTTATTTAATGGGGCGGCTATAGTTACTGTCGCCAGTCACTGAGTGACCTGCCTGTGTTCCCTGTGCTATACGCTTTGCTTTCTTTGCAGCGGCAACCTCAGCACCTGATACTCGTCCTGGACGGGCAGCATCTGCCTTCTCCTTTGGAGTTTGTGGTACAGCTGGAGTATTCTTGTATTTTTCACGCTGTGCTGCGAAACGCTCACGGCTTGCCTTAGCTGCTGCATCGCGCTCTGGACGAGTCATCTTGCGAGCTTCGCTACCGTCTGATAGGTAGACCTTATTAGGATCTTTGGCCACGGTTATTACCAGCCCTTATCGTCAGCGTGAACAGCGGTTGGCCATTCAACGTAATCAGCTTCAGCTGCTTCGCGCTTTGCCTTAGCGTACTTAGCATCAACTACCGAGTTGTACTGCGGTGTAGTTACCGCACCCTTGTCAATGTATTCTTCTTCAACCTCAGCCTTGTAGCTTGGTATAATTGCCATAATCGCCTCCTAGACGAAGTGCTTGTTTTGTTCTAGCAGAGCTTCGTCTATGTTAATCACGACTCTGCGGCTTACCTCAGCGCGAGATAAGAAAGGGTTTTTCATATGGTGCTTGGCGTACTGTCCGTAGTTGAGCATCTCACGTGCTCGGATCTCACAGAACCAGAGAGCCAT